GTACAATAAGCTGCTAGAGGAGCAGAGGGAAAGCAAGAAGGTAGTCGATATTTACACAGGGATACTCTTCCAGGTTTATGGTATAATAAACGACTGGAATGATAAAAAGATGGGTAATCTACTGGCAATATCCACTATTTACTCTATATTCAAGTCCAAGACTAATATTTTTGACAAAGAATCGCAAATTAATGATTTGAAGGACATGGTAAAGGTAAGGAAAGTGGTAAATGAATAGTGCAATGATGATGGAGTATATCAGCGAGTTCATTGATATTGTGGGTAACGAGGAGACATTAAAGGCAGACGGGTTTGATGATTGTATAATTGGGATAGACACAAAGCAGAGGTTAGTATATAACAAGGGTATGATGATAGAAAAGTTAGCCAGGGACATGACCAGGGAGGAAGCTGTGGAATATTTTTATTTTAACATAGATGGAGCGCACATGGGAGACCATACTCCGATATACATGGATGTTTTTGATATTAAGATGGAGGACAAATGAACTTTATCGTAGGATTTATATTTGGGGCATTTTTCATGTTTTTATTTTTAGGTATTGCGATGTTATCGAGGGACGAGCATAATTTAGAGAAGAAAAAGAGGTTAGAGCGGAGGCGAAATGAGACAAAGTCGCCCTGGAACAGGTCATGACATATACAGGTTTATGTGAATTATGCAACGATAATCCTTGTACGTGCATGGAAAAGTTCTGTGAGCATGAGGTAAAGACATATCAGCCAAAGGAATGGGACACAAACATACCAGAGACGTACACTTGTGATGAGTGTGGCAAGGAGTTTGATATACCAGAGCCAGACTGGGATTTATTGAGGAAGGAATGACGGAAAAAAATTATGACTGGAAGAGACTTAAAAGGAGTGGTGATTGGGAATACAGGGGAGACATTGAAGATCCTAGATATATGAAAGAACGGACAGCATTTTTTGAGAGAAGCGGTAATGGATGGTGGATATATGCAGGACATCCGAGCAAACGTCTACCCAGGTGGTGGAAAAACAATAAATGGACAAAAATGTTTCCTGAAGGAGGAATTAAATGAATAAGATCAGCACATGGGTAGCGTTATTGATAGGTATGACCACTCTTGTAGGTGCAATGTTCGCTTTAGATGGGCGTTATGCCAAGACTGAAGAGATTTCAACCATAAAAGACTATGTACAGCAAGTCGATAAACGGTTGGAGGTAAAGATTTTAAAGGATAGAGCTAATGCTATACAGGAACGTATGTGGAAGATAGAGGACAGGTACGGTATGGAGGTAGCAAAGATGTCAGAAGAGGTACGAGAGCAGTACAGAGAGCTTAAAAAAGAATATGATGAGATCATGGAGCTAATTAAGAAGGACAAAAAAGATGAAGAACCTAATTAAGACCAGTGATCTTTGCGATATGCTGGGAGTAACCAGGCAATGTGTTTATAAATGGCGTAACTTTGCCCATGATCCCATGCCAGTTGCGATTGATAACACGAAGAAGCAGATCAGCAGCGGCAGAGGGAAGACTATAAGATTCAATTTAGACGATGTAATAGAGTGGTTAAACAGTAATGGCAAAGAAGATAAGGCAACCAAAGTTTTACACAAAAAAGAGGACTAATTCAGGCAGGTACATAACAATTGCGGAGGGAGAGACCAGAAAAGAGCTGATTGACAGCATTAAAAGAGACAGTGAAACATATCAAAAGAGAGAAGGAGATCCAAAATGGCAAAGAGAATGATTGATTCTGATATCTGGAAGAGGCGTTGGTACAGAGAGCTTCCAGTAAAGATAAAGGCAGTGTGGGTATATCTTATAACTATATGCGATCATGCGGGTATTTACAGTGTAGATCTTGATGCAATGAGCTTTTTTATTGGTGAGCAGGTCACGGAGGATGAGATTATGAAGTGGCTTGGCAAAAGGATAACGGTAATAGATAACGGCAAGAAGTGGTTTATACCAAAGTTCCTTGTTTTTCAGTATGGAGAGCTTAATCCTTCCAATAGAGTACATAAATCAGTATTAGATAAATTAGAAAATAACAATCTTTTCAGTGTTAACGGTTTTATAAAAGAAGGGTCTACGGAAGGGTCTACGGAAGGGTCTACGGAAGGGTCTACGGAAGACCCTAAAGATAAAGACATAGATAAAGCTATTAATAAAACTAAAGCTATTAATAAAACTAAAGCTAAAATAAAAGTAAAAAGGTTTAAAGCACCAACACTTGAAGAATGCATTGAATATTTTGAGGAAAAGAAGTATACTAACGCTAAAGGTGAAGCGAAGCGATTCTTTTATTTCTATGATTCTAAAGGCTGGATGGTCGGTAAGAACAAGATGGAGAGGTGGCATTCCTCTGCTGCTAACTGGATGAACTCCTCCGTTAAAAGAAAAGAAAACTCAAGGGTCTATATCCAGGAGGGGAACCTGGAAAGAACAGACAGAAAATGGTAAATCACGATAAGAAATTAATGATCGATGAGCTGAAGAAGTATTTCAAAAAGAAATATCATGCCATGATCAGTAAGCTGGACACTACAGATGTACAGGCATTATGGAATATACTTAACGGCAAAGCCTGAAGTCTGTGGAAGACAAAATTAAATTCAGACCCCATGCTGGTAAACAGACTGAATTTTTAAAATGCAATGCCAACTGGGTCTTCTATGGAGGAGCCAGAGGTGGAGGAAAATCGCTCATGCTGGCGTGGAAAGCTGCCCTGACACCCCGAGTCTGGCATTATGAGCGTAACAGAAGAAAAATATCCCAGAAAGAAGCCGATATACTTAAAGCGCAGGGCAAAGGCTTCCAGACCAAGATCGATGCCATATCTATTGATTTCCCAGATTATATCGCACTGCTGGTAAGAAGAACCTATCCCCAGCTAGAGAGAAATCTGAAACCAGAATGTGACAAGCTGTATAGGCTCTACGGAGCAAACTGGCAGGAAAGGAACAAGTGTTATCTATTCCCCAGCGGTGCGAAAGTTTACCTGGTACACTGCCAGGACAGAAGAGCATTGGACAACTATATCGGAGGAAACTATAACTTCATCGGCGTGGATGAGGCTAACCAGTTCCCAGAGGACTGGATCGAAGAGCTTTCAACATCAGCCCGTACTGATAATGAATTGCTGACACCTCAGATCTGCCTGACTTCCAACCCTGGCAATATCGGGCATATATGGCTCAAAAAAAAGTTCATCGATACCTGTACTCCTGTTAAGATGGGAAAACCAACATACAGCCAGGACTTCGATGTCCATTACCAGAAATTTAAATCCAATGAAGCCTATATTGACAGTGAGGGCATTTCCTACAAGTATATCCCCGCCACTGTCTTCGATAATCCAACACTGCTGAATAATGACCCCTCCTATGTGCGTAAGCTGAAAAACCTGAATCCTATCCTGCGTGCCATGTGGCTGGACGGCAGATGGGATGTCTTCGCTGGCACGTTCTTTGACAACTGGAATCCCATGCACCACGTGGTCTCCAGGTCTCAATTTCAGTTCAACGTCCACTTCAGCAAAAGAACCCATGTACTCTACAGATTTTATGACTATGGAACCAAAGCACCGTTTGTGTGTTTGTTTGCCGCTGTGGATCGTGATCAGAACATGATTATATTCGATGAGATTACGGAAACAGGAATGTCTGCCTCAAAACAGGCAAAGCTGGTCAATGAGTATTCATTTAAGAAATATAAGCTGAAAGCAAGTGACTTTCTGGATGATATTGCCGATCCCGCATACTGGACTAAACATTCGGAAAAAGAAGGTATGCTCTATTCGCCCGCTAACTTCTATGCCGACGATGGAATCTATTTATCAAGGGCAAACAATGACCGCAAAGCAGGCGCAAAAATAGTCTATGAAGGGCTGGAAGTACCCGATGAAGGCGAGCCTAGAATCAGGTTTACAGAAAATTGTATACAATGTATTGAAACTTTTCCTAATTTACCATCGGCGCAAAACGACCCTGAAGATATAGATACTAAAGCCGATGACCATCATTATGATGCTTTGAGGTACGGATCTATTAAAGTTCTTCCAGGTCTGGCTGTTTCTGAAAAACGTAAAAAGGGATGGCGATATCGCATCAAGAATAAATTATCTGAAGGCACACATAGCTGGAAAACAGCCTGATGGCTGAACGATTATACACTAAAAATACGCCCACTGGCGCACAGTATGCCGCTGGAGTCCTGTCAAAACAGGCTGATAAAGTATTAAAATGCTGGAAATTCAGCCGTGACTCCTTTGATAAAGCCAGGGAAGAATCTGAAAAAGCGGTAAGATACCTTAATGGCGATACGTTTACCTCCACCGAGGTGACCAATGCCACAAAATATAAAAAACCATTACTGAAATATAATATTATTACCCCGATTATCTCTACTCTCGTCGGGAATGAGCAGCTCAATCGTAAGATCGCAAACTTCAAGCCCAATACCATCGAGTCTGTGAAGACAGCAGAGATACTCCAGTCCCGCTGGAAAGCACTGGTGGACGAGCAGGACATCGAGGATAAATTGCAGATCGCCTTTATAGATGCTCTGACAACCAAACTTGGCGGGTGGATACAAAGATCATGGGAGATCAACGAAGAAGGCTATCTTGATTTTAAATACGAGGTGGTCAATAACTTCCGTGTTTATATAGACCCAGAGACCAGGGCAAATGACTATGAGCTGCAACACTGCCGCTGGATCATCAAGGAAGGCTGGGAACCGCTGGATGTACTATCAGAAAAATATTCTTTCGATCCCTATGACCTGAAAACAGAAAGATCAAGCGACTGGTGGTATACGCTGTCGCAGACTATCCGCAGAATGACGGACAAGGTCTATTCCTCTAACCTGGAAAACTACGATAAGGTCAATGACCGCTACCGCATACTTGAAATGCAGGAGCGGATAACGACCAAAATGGTCAATGTCTTTGACGGTGTGGACTATATGATCATGACCCGCAAAGACTATAACAGGCTCAGAAAAGAAAACCCGAGCCTGATGATGGTCAATGAGTTCAATAAAGACCAGATGCACGTGACTACAATTGTTCCCTATTTCAAGAACCTTATCGTGCAGGATGAAGTCGTTGAACAGCCCACAGCAAACTTTGATGTCTTTCCAATCTGGAGCTATAACTACAATGTCCAGGTCAATGAACAGACATCTCTCGTCGATCATCTGCTGGACATCCAGGATGATGTAAATAAAGCCAAGTCGCAGATCAGGGACTATGTTACTCAGATCCTTTCAGGCGGCATATTTATCGACAAGCGAGAGAAAGAGACCATCAAGGCACTCAAGGAAAAAGGCAACCAGCCGAACATGGTCTATGAGCTGAACAATCCCGCTATCGTTCCGCAAAGGCTGTCTCCCAGCACACTGCCTCCAGATATTTTGATGAATGCGGAGAACAGCGTTCATTTTGCCCAGCGTGTATCGCTCATATCAGAGGCAATGAAAGGCGAAACAGCAAGGTCTGGAGAGTCTGGCGTGCTGTTTGAGCAGAAAGTGCAACGGGCAGCAGCAGCCATTAACCCCTATTTCAGGAACTTGAGCAGACTTCGGAAAGTTATGGCTAAAGACTTTGTTGATAACTTCGCTTTTGTCTATGCCGAAACAGACAGGGTCATCAGGGTCAAGGAAGGCGATGTGTTTAACGAGATGATAATTAATTTAAGTGTCGGCAGCAAGATGCTCAACGATGTACGCAACCCATCCATCTATGTGGAACTGGATGAGGGCGAAAGCAATATCACCCAGAAAGAAGAAAACTTTAATAAGATGCTGGCACTGTCTAATTTGATCGGACAGATCAACCCGTCACTGGTGGACATCAGGACAATAGTGGAAAGCTCGCCTATACCAGGATCAGAAAAATTTGTTGAATATATAGACCAGACCATGCAAATGCAGAGCGAGGCTGCACAACAACAGAATGAACTGGAAAACACCAAAAAGGTGCTGGATAACGTCAAGATAGAGCGGGGCATGGTTACTGACGAGGAAAAGTTGCGCCTTGATGCAAACAAAGCAGGAAAGAAATAATGGCTGGTTTAAAAGAAAAATACGCAGATAAAAAGAAAAAGAAAAAGAAAAAAGAAAAGACGGAAAGTGATAAAAGGCCACATGAAATGCTTAGAGTGTGACAACAAGTTATTGTTAATCAGCCAAAGAAAAAATTATATGAAACAAAGAAAATATTATATGAAAAAGTGAGGTTAAATCCTAGAAT